TCTCTCGAAGGGTTTAGCAGAAGACCCTGAGATACTGGCCTTTATGCAGGCCGCCTCTAAGGCGGCGAAAGGTGTCTCACCTAAAGTATTGCAGGATGCTTCTTCAGAGTATGCGGATTTACTGCAAGGTGCCGCTGTACACTTTAAGCGAGGTTTAAAGCCGCCAGAGGCGGCTAAAGCTGCTAAAGCAGGCATGGATGAGTACCTAGCTGGTGCTCAAGACAAACTAGCCAAATATGGCAAGAGAGCAGAACTTACCGAGGAAGTTACCGATCCTACGAGTATTTTTGCAAAGATGACAGCAGGAGAAGAGGGTTCTAGGGGTTTAGGGGCTAAAGCAGAGCAGATATACGCCAAGGCTAGCCCAGAACTTAAGGCTTACCTAGATCACGTAGTAGACCCCACAAAACCCTATCCTAATGTATCTAAACGGGTTATTGCCGATGAATTAAAGAAACTACGGGTTTCTGTTGGCGAAGCCAGACTTACGGCACCTCAGAAGGCTACTGGCGGAGCTAAGCACCTAAAGAAAGAACTAGAAGTTGAACCAGGTCCTGGTCAAGGTAAGGTGCTGCAAAAGACACCAGGTAAACGGGGACACATGACCCCCGAGGAACTAGAAGCAACGCAAGCAAAGGCTGAAGCAAGCGTTCCTGAAGGGCAAGGTATATCAGGAGCCATCTGGCCTGGCTTCGAGGCTCCTAGACCCCTTGCAGAGCCTTCTGCAGCCTCTCAGATACCTATCCGAGGTGAGTTTGGGCCGTTGGATACTCCTCCTAGTCAAACTGAGCTAGGAGAGATTTACGAAGCTTTTAAGAGTTTGTTTAGTAAGACTAGAACACCCGGTACTAAGAAACCGGGACAATCCCTCAAGACTGAGGTGAACCCAGAATGATTAAGAAGGTTCTAGTTGCCCTTACTGCAATGGTTTTTATCCTTTCGGCGGCACATGCCGCCTACGTTCTATACCCAACAGATGAAAGTCAGAGATTTGAATGCAATACTAGGTGGGTTGGACCTATCGAGTATTCCTTTGCGGACAAGGTTCGCATTGACCTGGAAGTAGCTTTAGCAGCCAAATGCGGCACCTTACGGGCTGCTCTTATGAGCCCGGGGGGCTCAGTTGTTTGGTCAGTTGAGACAAGTCAGGAGATTAAGCGAGCTAGGAAAAAGGGGTTAATTGTAGAGATTCATGGCAGGTCTGTCGTGGCTAGTGGAGCTACCCTTGTCTTAGCTGCTGGTTCTCCAGGCAAGCGTTTTGTTGTGCATAACGCTGTTATTCTAATTCACGGGGTGCAGCGCAGTGGCGGGTTCATAGAGCCTCCTACATGTGTAGATTTACGTACCGTAGCTGCTAAATTTGATGAGGATTCTATTGTTCTTCGTCGTGTATTGACCCTAATTATTTCGGAGTTGGCTGATAGTGTTTCTAAACCGTTTTCTGTAGTGGAACCGTGGTTCCGATGTGGTAAGGAGCAGGCCGGTCCCGGCTCTCTTCTTGTCGAACTTGGAATCGCAGACATGGAGGAATAAATGGCTAAGTGGCTTCCTATGCTTTTACCGGCGCTTCTCGCAGCTGTCGCTGCTCTTTCGGATGTTGTGCAGCCCTATGTTGTGGCTAATCCTACTGTAGCTCTTCTGCTTGGTGCTGTCGCTGCGGTTCTTGGTATTCTCCTGAAGTCCCCCCTCGCTCCAAAGCCGTAGATGGAACTTGTAGGTACGATAGTATCAAAGTTTGCTATCTATCTACTCCGAGAGATTCTTAACCGATATACGCTATCTGAAAAGGCTAAACTTGAAATCCTTAAGGCTTTTGATGAGCGGGTATGGAAGGCTAATCGCTGGCTTGGTGCTAATTGGGACAATCCTGTTGCTGCAGTCTTGCGCGACAGTGGGGGTCAACTTACCATTACCGCCACCTGTCCTAAGTGCGGCACCACGTTTGATCCCCTGCTCCCTTGACAAGTGTGTCGTGGTGTCCGAGAAGGATTGGCGTGAAGTTGTTCTAACGCTTAAAGCGTACTGTCTAGCCCTTGGCGGTTCCGACGAGATATGTGGTACTAATGACCCCTAAGCAAATCGAGGTTCGTGCTGCAGCTCTTGTCCGTTCTCGTGAGATGGAGGAAGAAAAGGCCGCTCTCGCACCTATAGTCCCATCAGAACTCCCCAAAGAGGAAAGGGACAAGGCGGCCGTTGCCCTTCGGGCTGCTGGAGCTACTTTTGATCAGATCGCTGAAGCTCTTGATATATCTAAAAGCACTGTCAGTGCTATTCTCAATAAAGAGGAAAATAAACGAATTGTTCAGTTGGTACGAGAAGCCTCGAAAATGGAGGCCATCACTGGCGGGTTGGTGGTTCAACGACGCTACATGGATGCTATGGCTGCTCTTCCTATTGATGCGAAGCATGCAGGTGCGCATGCTCAACTGGCAAAAGCCTTTGCGACGATCTTTGATAAGGCGGCTCTCGCGGCCGGAGAAGCTACAGAGCGAACTGAGTCGCGTACTATCGCAATCACTCTTGATGAACGACGAATTCTATGGGAACGATTAAAGGAAGCACAAGAGTTAAGGAATGAGCGAGAAATCGAAGCTGAGTATCGAATCGTCGGAACTCCCTAGTGACGCATACTTAAAAGCTAATTGGGCATATGAAGACGTTACTAATCTCCTCCATTTTACTCGCAATACCTTGGGCTATTCTCGGGTTACAACTAAGCCACACGCTGATCTTGTGGACTTTCTTACGAATGCGGGGAAGTATAAAGGTAGACTAACAAATAATTGGAAGTTAATCCTTCTCCCTCGTGGTACCTTTAAGACAACTGTAGCTGCTCAGGCCTATCCGCTATGGCTTCTTCTTCGAGACCCAAATACCCGAATTCTACTCGACTCTGAAACTTACGCAAAGAGCGCAGATTCTCTTCGGGCAATTAAGGGTCTGATTGCAACTAACAAGCTACTCCGAGAGTTCCATGGCGATCTAAACCTTCCGATTTCCGATGAGGCCATCCGCTTTGCTAAGGCAAATCGGGGTCTAACGTGGAACGAAGATCAGATAGTTATTGGTACCCGCACCGACTTTTCGAAGCGGGAAGCAAGCCTCTCAGTCGGTGGCGTTGATATCGTTAAAGTGGGTTTTCATTACGACGTAGTTATAGGAGACGACTACCACTCCGAAAAGAACGTAACGACAGCAGAGCAGATTCAAAAGGTAGTGCAGCATATCCAGTTAATGACATCTATCTTGGACCCGGGAAGCCAATACATTATTATTGGTACTCGGTGGGACGATAAGGATGCCTACGGCTGGATCATAGAAGAAATCGAAGGACTCCGCATCAAGAGTCCTGGGGTATATAAAGGTAAGTTCTTTGACATTATGGTCTACCCCTGGCGCTTGCCAGACGGGACCTTGTTTGCTCCAGAGATACTGAACGAGGAAACAATCGTACCACTCAAGGCGATGCACTCGCCTTACTCCTTCTCGTGTCAGTATATGAATGATCCGATTGATGCCGAGACTGCTGTCTTTAAGGAGTCTTGGATCAAAAATAACTTACTTAGTCAGGCAAGAATTCGAGAGATTTGGGACGAGATGGTGATATTTACCAGTATCGATCCTGCTGCAACTGAAAATGCTGATAGTGACTATTCGGCAATTGTGACGGTGGGTTTTGCCTGCCCAACTAATGAATATGGTCATCCCGTTCCGATGCGAATTCTACTAGATACACATTATGGACGCTGGAATCCCGACAAACTCGTAGACGAGGTGTTTGATGTCTACAAAACCTTCAGACCCGTACAAGTCGGATTTGAATCTGTGGCTGGGTTTGATGCCTATCAATCGGTATTTCGAGAAGCCAGCCGACGTAGACGTGTATTCATCCCAATTAACTTTTTTAAGCGAGATACAAAAATATCTAAAGAGGCTCGAATCCGTGCTCTCTCTCCCATGTTCAAAACTGGAGACTTTTACATGGTGCGGGGTGCTAGAGGAACCGATGAGTTCTGGGAAGAATACCGACGGTTCCCACGCGCTAAGCATGACGATGTGCTCGATGCGTTGGCCGACATTGAGAAGTTCGGATACTTCCCTAACGTCGGAGGAATCGGAGGACTTAGTCCCGATTATCAACCCTTAGACAGCGTGACGGGGTATTAGTATGGCAAAGATGGCTCTTGAGTCAGCAATGAGGGAAGTTCATAGCGACGTTCCTTCAAACGTCCAGAAGACAGGTAAGAAAGGCAAGGCTAAGGAAGCTATGCTTCGAGCAATCGCCTTTAGTAAAGCCGGACAAAGTAGGAAAAAGAAATAGTGGCAACTCTTTATGAAGTGTCCGGTGACAAGACTGGCACTGGCCGCATAGCGCGAGCCACTACCCATTTGCAGGAAGCGCATACTTGGGCTTCTATGCGCATGGAAAGCCGGAGGCGCGACTTCTCTCGTAGGTACGCGCAGTATCGCGGGAACATGAACGTGTTCGGTAAAGACCCTGTGCAGAGTCAGTTAAGAAGTCAGCTTTGGGTTCCTAAGTCTGCTGCTCTTGTTGAAACCGTTATCCCTCGTACTATTGGTGATAATCCTACTGTCGAGGTTCGCGGACGTAGGGCTGAGTATGCCGATGCCGCCCAACTAATGGGTCATCTCCTGGATTATTATCTGCATGCTTTCAGGTTCTTTGATGCTTTGTACTTTTGGTGGAAGGATGCTTTAATCTACGGTACGAGTATTATTAAGGTTCCCTGGTCGTATAAGGAAGAGCTTCGTCCTCTGCCAGGTGGTAACCCGGATGCTGATGAGCAGCAGTTTGACATGCAAGTTATCGAAGATATGCCGCGTATTATAAATGTGGACATCTTCGATTTTCTATTTGACTACACCGCTCCTACGATCCAGAAGATGGACTTTGTTATGGAACGGTATGAACTTCCTATGGACATAGTAATTGACCAGATTCGTAAGGGTAAGTATGAAAACATTACAGAGGCCGAGGTTGCAGCTTTTGCTTCGCGGAGCAACGAACTTGCGGAAGATCAGCACTTCAAGAATGAGCGGGATCGCGCCGCGTATGGTTATCTAGGTAATGAGGGTGATAGTGCGAAGAACCAGGTAGAGCAGCTTCGTAAGGTAGTTCTCTACGACTATTGGGGTCGTTTCGATGTAAACGGCGACGGCCGTCTTGAGAATGCCCGTGTGACAGCAATGGGCGACAAGGCACAACGGGCTGTCAAAGTTCGGATGAATCCTTATATTGATGGCCAGAAACCGTATATATCCGCAAACTATGTTCCCGTGCAGAATGACTTCCTTGGTATTGGTCTGATGGAGTGGGTTGAGCAGTTGCAGCGTGAGATCAATACCCGATACAACATGGGTGTAGACAACGCCAACTTTATCCTCAACGCGATGCTTTTAGTACGGAAGGGCGCTTCTATTCCTGATGCTCAATTAAAGTCCCGCCCTTCTGGTCGTATTGATGTTAACGAACCAGACGATGTAACACCACTGCAAATGCCTGTTGTGTTCGACAAGTTAATTGCCGCGCAACAGTGGAATGATCAGTTATGGCAGGAAACGACCGGGGTTGGTGCTGAATTCGCAGGAGTTCGGAAAGGTGCTAATACCTCATTCCATCGCACCGCTGGTGGTGTGCTCGCCCTGCAACAGGCGGCTGAAGCTCGTCTTAAGATGAGCCGCCTTCTCTTTGAGGAACGGTCTGTCAAGCCAGCTATTGAGTTAGTTATCTCTAGAATTAAGCAATTTATGGATGCCCCCATAACCGTAGATATTGCGGGTCCAGAGGGTGTGCAGTATCTTGAAATAAAACCTCACCAAGTCGCGGCTGCAGAATATACATTAAAGCTTGCTATTGCTCCAACAGAGCAGATTGGCAAACTGGCAGAGCGTGAGAAGTGGCAAACTACCCTGGCTGTCCTTCGTGCTCTTGATCCGATGATGCAGTTGTTTGAGTGGGGCAACATTATCGAAGATTGGATGGAAGCTACAGGTCTCCCGAATCCTGTCCGATATCTGGGCAGTATGAAGGAAAAACTGAATATTATGAATCAGCTGCGAGTAATGGATAGTATGATGACTGGAGCACCTATGCAGGGTCCTGGTCAAGCCGGAGGTGGTTCCGGAGGCGGTAACAGCACTGGTCCTGGCGCACAGGTAAGTCAGAATAAGGCAGACTTTGAAGGCGGCGGGAGCCGCGAGGGCGGAGAGGCCGCCGGAGGCGAGAGTGGCCGAGCTAAGGAGTAATTTGAGTAGTAGAGACCGAGATTCTGTCACTATAGGTGATGAACTCCGAGACTTGCTAAACCATCCTGCATGGAAGACCTATGAGACCTATGTACTTGATTCGGCTATTCAGCAGTTAACTGGCGAGATGCTTGATGGTGATAGTCTTGATCCTGCCTTTTTGCAGTCTATCCGTTATACTCTTAGAGCTTTTAAAGCAATGAAGCAGCATCCTTATGAGTATGTTGAACTTGCTCGCTCGATTCGTCGGGATTCCGGCCTAGTCGAGCCTGTTGATGAAGGAGAGATGAATGTCCCTTAAGAATGCCCAACCTTTGGATACGCCTGCTCCCATCGTAGATAACGACGAGGATTTGGAGGCACTAGCTGCTCAAACTCACAAAGAACTAACGGATGATGCAGACCCATCGCTCGAACGGGAATGGGAAAAGCCTCTTAAGGAACTTGCTGAGAATCAGAAGTCCTTTATGGAAACGATTAAGGAACTGACTTCGGCTGTCTCAGAGATGTCGAGGGCTCCTCGTCAGGTTGAGCGAGTTGTTGAACGTGAACCTGTTCGCCAAGAACCAGCTAAAGTTCGTAAGTGGAAAGAAAAGGTTAAGCCCGAAGCTGCGGAACTCATGGAAGAGGCAATCCGAGACCTAGCTGGTGAAATCTTTGGTGAGGGTATTACGGAGTTGCGAGAGAAGGAAATCAATCCTGCTCTGCAATATCTCGTAGGGCAGAATGAAACACTCCTTGAAGATCGCATGGCCGCTAAGTACGACCATGAGACTTTTGGCTATGATGCTCTCAAAGATGATGTGCAGGCTTATCGTAAAGCCCGCAACTTCAACGTCGATCAGGAAACGGCCTATCGGCAGGTTGCTTTTATGCACATGATGGAAGCTGTACAGGGTTCTGAAGCCGAGGGTCTGAAGAAGACCAAAGCTGCTAAGCGAGATATGGACGACGGCGACCGAGTGACCACTTCTGCTGCTCGTACTGCTGATGATAATGAGATGGATGATGAAGAGCGACGGGCGTCTTGGCTCTTCTTTGGCGGCGTAGACCCTTCTACAGGTAAACCTCGCACAAAGAAAGATGTTGAGTCTTTGTGGCTTATGAATCGTCGAGGTGCTAAGCGCGACCAAATGACTACGGTGGACTAGGGGGAAATAAATGCCAAATAAGAAGGTTCAGGAGAAGATGGTCAAATCTCCGCAAGGTACGAAGAAGGACCCTATGGCCGGTTATCAAACCAATATGACCCATCCCGGTCGTAAGAAGCCTCTTGTAGGTAGTCCTACTAACTTTCTAAAGAAGTAGGTTTAGAACATGTGGCCTTATCGTTGTCAGTATTGTGCTCTTGGGTTTCTTTCACAGTTAAAATATGCTGATGGAAAGACCTGCATTGAATGTTATTTCAAAGTAAAGGAAGCGAAAAAAGATGGCACATAAGGAAATCAAAGATCACGCCGAAGCCGAAGGCGTTGAAGATATCGATAAAGGTTCGTCTTCTGGTTATATGAAGGATGGTAAGGTTACGAATGACTTGCCATGGACACCACGTAAGAATCCTGTTTGGTCTGAGACTGGTAAAGAAGGGAAGGTGTAATTATGCCTAAGAGTAAGGGTGGTTACTACGAGAAGGGGTTCTCTCCGCAGTCTGAGGTTGAGGGTCTGGAGTACAAGGGCGAGGCTGCGCCTGGCTATCTAGAGGGGCACAACGCCTCTGCGAAGGCGAAGAAGTACGACTACGAAGCGGACGGGCCTGGTAAGGCTGGCCCCGCTGCGAGGTAGAAATGGCTCGTAAGCCTAAGAATCCTATTGATCCTGCGACAGGTAAGCGCAGGCGCGGAAGGCCTTTTAAAACAAAGCCCCTAGATACAATGTCTGGGCCGCAAGCAACTGAGTCTGCTGTTGGGAGTCAGCAACTTGATATTGACGATTCCGATGTTAATGCGGTTGTTGTCAAAGACCTAAATCCTGATACAGCTACGATGACCGAGTTGAGCAAAATGTGGTATGATCGCATGGGTGGGTCTACCATGATGACTGTTCCTCACGAATTGCAAAAGCAGTATCCTGATGGGCAGTTTTGCTGGGCTCGTGATACGAAGGAGTGCGTGAGCGAGTATCGCACGAGATTTGGGTATGAGGTGGTTGACGCTGCAAAGGCACTTCCTGGGCAGACCGATAGCAGTTTCCGGCATGGGGATGCTCTTCTCATGGTACGTCCCAAATGGATGAAGAAGGTACACGACCAGTTGCGTCGTGATACTCTCAAAGCTCAGATGGGCAATCCAACACCTAAAGGAGCAGATGAG